TTCATGAACAACATCGCTTGGTATCATTCATGCGCCTTTTTCCTCAAACATTTTGTTGTGAGAAACATTGACACCGCGATTGCAAACAAGAACAGGAAGACATACCTGTTGGGTTTGAGACATAAGCTAGCAGAAATCAATTCGATTTTTGGGCCTGCTTTTATCCCTAACAATTATTACCAGATTGGAGAGGTTAGACATTACCTACTCCATATACCAATTAAACAATTGAAGAATGCACAATCTGGATTTGTCACACGTTACGGATATGTTAATCACGTCTCTTACTCAATGTTTGGTAAGGAGTTTTCTAGTGACATCACGGGCGACGGACCCGAATTTTCTAGAGCTGCCACAGTTACTCACTACCTCAACTCTGTCCCCATTGATTTCGCCAATGCGTGTTATTTTATGTGGGTGGAAGATCCCATGGTTTTCCGAGATCACAATGACATTATTATGTGGATTTTGCATCGTGATCGATTATGGGATGAGGATGAATTGCTCGAAGTCGATGAGCCAACTGACGAAATGTGTATGGTTATAATGCGGCTGCACAAATGTCACAACATTTTTCGGATTTCGGTAATTAAAGAGAAATTCGCTGAAGGTCGTGCTTTCTGTCCTTTCCTCAACGGAAACAATGGTGAGTGGACTGGTTCTGACGATGTTGCCATTGAACGTTTTCTGAAGAGCATTTGGCTCTACAATTTTGTTTGCGGGGTGAAATGGTTCGTCATGAATTTTCATCTTATCTTATGGTTCATGTTAAACGTTTCTGTTAAACTCAATTCAATTTATTATATGTGTTTAATACTCAAACATGTTTGGGATTTCTGTTTTATGATTCAGCATGATTTGACTGAGTTTGCAAGTTCATTCGCTGGCTATCTGGTTTGCGTGACTTTGTTTAATTATATCAATGTCACTATGTTCGATTTCGAAATACCAGCTCGTAGGTACGTCCCTGCGAGACACGCGGAAGATTTCGGACAACCAGTTAACAGAGATGACGAAGATCAGGAAGATATGGCCATATTTGATGATGATCCTATTTTACACAGACATGAGCGAAGAGAAGGACTGGTAGATAGATTCTTCAACATGTTCCGTGTTGGCGCCGGAAAAGGAAACAGTATGATTTCCAATAAAATTAAAAATAAAGGCACTGGAGGGAAGTCAAAGAATATGCAGAAAACTGCATTAGCTGATCCAAAAGGAGTAGAGAAAGCTCAGAAAGTCACGGAAAAAGAAAATCCTAAACAAAAAGATGACGACGAATCTCTCTATTCAAACTTTGTATATGCTGATTTTCCTAAAATGCGGACTCAGTTTACTGCTGATGAAGCTGCTATTCCAACAGGGCCTGCTGGCATGGTAGAAATCGATTGTCATGGCGCACCATTTTGTGGTCTAACTTGCATTGATATTGCTTGTGGTATTAAGCCGAATTTGAAAGAGTACAAAGCCAGAGCGGAATGTTTGGATGATGTGTTCGATTTAGGAACCGAAGAATATCTTGTACAGTATGCCAATTATCGAGGGAAGAACTTGATGATTTTCCAGAATGACCAATTAGCACCAGATGGTAGAAGAGTTAGAGTGTGCACAAAGCATCCAAATTCTCCAGGACATCAATGGATAGCGTTAACTTACCAAGGCGAGCAAGTTCCCGACGGTCATGAAGCCACATCTGGTTATGTTGGGCATTGGATATTGAATGCTACCGCTCACACAAATGAAATAACTGGAAACCGTGAGGACCCATTAGTGTTCTTAGGAGCTGACTTGGGTCGTGCTAGTAACATTAATGTTAAAAGTTATTTATTAGGATTAATCGTTCTGAGATTGAGATATGTGATAACCGAAGTTATGGCAGGAGCTGATTGCGAAGATGTTCGCGAAACAACGCAGAAACGCATCAAGTACGAAGTAGATGATACGTATTTTAAAGCTACTTGGTCATATTCATATCACATTGATATCCCAGGTATCCCAATCGAACTTCAGGTTACCCACGCGTTACCCGCCACTGTTATTGGTGTCATTCGTGACACACTTGAACACGGTGAAGCATATTTAAATTTCCTCAACGCTAATTTACCAGTTTATTTGAGATTCGATTTCTTCTTCAATGCGGCAGGGGAAGGTTGGTTAGTGCAATTGTTTGACGCTATTTTATATTTCATCAGACCAACCCTCATTTCTACTTTTACATACGTCCATTTCAC